CGACTGGTGGATCGCAGCCGAAGAGCAGGTCTACGCTGCGCGCGAACAGATACGGAGGGAAGAGGCAAGCGCATGAGGCTCAGCATCTTCTGGCTGGTCGTTGTCTTCGTCTTGGCCGTCCACGGCCATCTGCTAACCGCCGCATTTTTCGCTTTTCCATGGTTCGCGCACCGCCGCTGGGAAAAAACCATCGCTAAGAAAATCTGCTCGGACTGACACCTTCGTAACTGTACGTTTTTCCTCCTGAGGACGCACAATTCTCACTTCGGGATTAGTTCGTCTCCGGATCCCGAGAGTGCCGCGCCCCTCTACGGCGTGTTCAGCGTCTTAAACCCTTCGCACCTCGAAAGACCTTCGTGTCTCATAAAGCCGGCGTTTTAGCCCACTACGAATCTCGCGACTCAGTGCCCACCGCGTTCATCCCGCAGGTCGATGCGGATTTGTGGGTCCAGAAACTAGCCGCCGAGCGCATCAGCCGGCGAGTTATTCGACTCCTCCCGCCTACCTCTGTTTTCCAAGCCGCGAATTTAAACTTCTTTCCTCAGCCTCACCTCGATACGGAAAACCTCTCCCTATTGCTTTTGCCGCCAGCCGAACTACCTGGCTTGCGATTTGTGCTGCCACAGGAAAAGGTGAACGCATGGCTTGCTGCCAGCCATAGCGCAGAAGTATCGCTCGCGACGGACTATCAGTGGGGATGAGTGAGGCTGCGGGCGATGTGGGCCGCGGTCGACGTTGCGCTGATTCGCAACTCTCCTCGAGGCGGCGATCTATCCGAAGAACTGGTGCTGTTGCTCGCCCTGATTCTGTTCGACGATTACATGCTCTTCCCGTCGGACGCTGAGCGGGACGCGCGCACGCCGCGATCGGCGTCGCTCACGCGCCCATCGACACGCGGGGCAGTCGCGGGCGGGATCGAACCCGGCGCCGGCGAGCTGATAGCAGGAATGGGCAAAAGGACTGAGCATAAGTAAGCCTACCGGGCATTTCCGTGGCCGTTCTGTACAGAATGGCTCACTTTATCGGCAACCAGTGAATTACGAGCGTTCAGCAACTTCCGCGTCAGGCGCGGTTCAATGAGCGAACACGACCAGGAACAACAGCAACCGCGGATCCCCCAGGAGTGGCGCCGGCAGTACCATAAGCGTCCGTTGGACAAGCTGCCTGGCGACATCACTATAGCTTTCGATCGTATTGAGCAGCAGCGACGCGATGCAGACAAGTTGAGAGCGGCGTTGCTTGCCACGCAAGGCAAACTGGGCAGCGCGAATACCAAAGTCTGGGTGTTGATGTTGATTGTGCTGGGCGAAGGTGCGGTCATCAGCTGGCTGGTGAAGATGGTCCTGGCGCACTTTGTATTGAAGTGAAGGAATGCCGCAACGCGCTCCGGTAGCGAAACCTCCAGGCTTTAACCCGAACGCTGATCGCGATCGCCTGAGAACGCGCCGATCCACAGCAGTCGGGCGCCTTTACGATACGGCGCAGTGGCGGAAGCGAACAGTGCCGAGGATCCTGGCGCGGGATCCGTTCTGCATAGACGGCGAGCTCTGCGGCGGCCGCGCTCCCAGCACCGACGTGGACCATATCATTCCCGCCGCTGAGTACGTGGCCCAACACGGCGGAGATCTCCGCTTCTTCTTCGACGAAAAGAACTTACAGGGAAAATGCCATGCTGATCACACCGCGAAGACTGCGCGAGGGGGATAGGGGGGTCGCATCCCGAACCCGAAAGCGCCGGCGACCGTTCTGCAACCCCTCACACGCGGCCGCAGCAAAAACATTTTTTCAGCTGATTTTCGATGGGCGGTAGAGGATCTGGTGGTCGAAATCGTAAATCCTCGAGACGCAAGAAAGTCGAAGGCAATGCCGGTAAGCGCAAGCGGAAACGTAGCAGCGCATCTGATGAATCCGTCCTCGAGTACTCCGGACCGCTGGGCCTCGCGCCGCGTCATCTTCATCCGCGGCAAAGGAAAGTGTGGTACGAGCTCGCGAGCATTGTTCCTGTCGGCACCGTTGAGGCCTGCGATCGCTGGGCGTTCGAGCTTCTCGTATGCCTAATGTGCAAGTTCCGAAACGGATACGCAAAAGCCGGGGAAGTAACCCAGATCGCAAACCTGCTCGCACGCCTCGGAATGACGCCAGCCGATCGAAGTCGCGTAAGCCCAACGCAGTTGCCAAACAAACCGAAGCCGGCGAACCCGTGGGACGAGTTCGCGCCGCCGGCGAAGCCGCAATAGATGCCAGTCCGCATGTCGATGCCGCAATCCGCTACTGTCGAGAAGTCAGATCCGGTAAGGTCGCTGCCGGCAAGTGGACTCGCCTCGCCTGCGAGCGCCAGCTCGAGGATCTTGCGCGCTCCGATCGCAATGATCTTGGCTTCCCTTTTATCTTCGACCGCGCCGCCGCGGAGCGCGTCTGCAAGTTTGTCGAGCTGTCGCCGCACGTCAAGGGCAAGCGCTTCGCCGGCACGCTTATCCACCTCGAGGACTGGCAATGCTTTATCCTCACCACTGTTTTCGGGTGGCTTCATCGCGTTACGCGACTGCGGCGCTTCCGGCGCGCGTACACCGAGGTCGCCAAGGGCAACGGAAAGTCGGCCCTCACCTCCGCCGTTGCCAACTACATGGCCTTCGCCGAAAACGAGCCTGGCGCCGAGGTCTATTCGGCCGCTACCACTCGCGACCAGGCGAAGATCGTCTTCTCGGTCTCTCAGTCGATGCTCCGGGCAATGCCGGAATTCTGCGATCGTGCTGGCGTCGAAGTCGCAACGCACTCAATCAATCAGATCCGCACCAATTCTTTCTTCCGTACCTTCAGCTCCGACGCCAACAGCGCCGAAGGATCGCAGCCCTATTTCACCTGTGTTGACGAGCTTCATGCCCATCCCAGTCGCGATCTTTACGACAACCTCGATACCGCAAACGGCAAGCGGGACGGTTCCCTGCTCTGGTCGATCACCACGGCGGGCAGCGACCAGGCCGGCATCTGCTACGAAGTGCACCAGTACGTTGCGCGGATCCTCGACGGAACCGCAAAGGACGAATCTTTCTTCGGCATCATCTTCGCTCTCGATGACGATGACGACTGGGGCATCGTCGAGAACCTGCGCAAGGCAAATCCCAACTGGGGAATCTCTGTCGATCCCGCGGAGATCGGTCAGAAGCTGCAGAAGGCCCTCCAGCTCGCGAGTGCGCAGCCTGGTTTCAAAACGAAGCACGGCAACCTCTGGGTCAACGCCGATCACGCCTGGATGGACATGGTCAAGTTTCGCAAAGGTGCGGATCCCAAACTCGTCGTCGACACCTTCCGCGGCCAGCCTTGCATCATCGGGCTCGACCTGGCGAACAAGATCGACATCCTCGCCGCGATCGAGCTCTACTGGCGCGACGAGAGCCTGCCTGACCAACAGCGGCCGCGCCGGCACTACTACTGTTTTGGAACTTATTGGCTGCCAGAGGCTCGCATCGAGCAGGCGCAGAATGCGCAGTATCAGGGATGGAATATTCAAGGCCGCATTCGCACCACGCCGGGGGAAGTTAACGATTACGACGAAGTCGAAGACTGGATCCGAGAGCGTAGCCGCTCCGTCAATATCCGTGACGTGGGGCACGATCCTTGGAACGCGACCGAGATCGTTAACCATCTGCAGCGCGATGGCCTGACATGCACTGAAGTCCCGCAAACGGTGCAGCACCTCAACGAGCCGATGAACGAATTGGAGGCTGCCGTGTATGACGGCCGTTTCCACTACGACGGGGATCCGGTCTTGGAATGGGCAGTGAGCAACGTTGTTGCGCACCGCGATCGCAATGACAACATCTTCCCGACGAAAGAGAAAGCCGAGAAGAAGATCGATCCCGTCACGGCTTTGCTGAACGCTGTGAACCGCGTCCAGGCGCAGCCGCTTTCGGCCTCGATGAGCGTCGTCGGCAACTGTGTCGCCTGCGGTGAGCTTTGTTTGGGGACGCTGCGCGCCGGCGAAGTCGTCTTCGATTGCGGCAATCACAAAAAGAAATGAACGCCTTCACCGCCATCACTTCACTTATTGGGACCGGCCTCGTCGTCACCGGATCCGCCATGGTTTACCGGCCGCTCGGTTTTCTGACCGCGGGCGCATTGCTGCTGGGCCTGGCCTTTGCTAGCGCACGATCGAAGAAACGAACCTAACGCATGAACTGGTCGCAGCAGTGGCGTGAGTTCCGCGATTCTCTCGGTTCCGTGATCTCTTTCCCAGCGGACTATTTCGCGGGATGGTTCGGAGTTGCGCCATCTGACTCCGGCGTCGAGGTCAACGAACTCACTGCGATGCAAATCGCGGCCTTCGTGGGCTGCACGCGGCTGCTGAGCGACGCGATCTCGTCGACGCCGATCAATGTATACGAACACATGGACGATGGCAGCGAGCGCCTCGCGGTCGAACACACGCTGCAGCCCGTGCTTCGACTGACTCCGAATCGAGACTGCACGATCGCTGATTTTCTTCATGCCGGCCAGACGCATCTTTGCCTCACCGGCAATTGTTACTCCGAGATCGGGCACAATGGCGCCGGGCAGCCGGCGGGGTTGTTCCTGCGGAACCCGTTTCGAACGATTCCCTACCGCTTCGCCAAGGGAGGACCTGGCGGATTCGACATGCAGCCAGGGGATCTGTTCTACAAGACGAACGACACGATGACGGGTAACGAGCGCATCATCCGTGCCGACGACGTCGTCCACGTCAAGGGCCTGGGCATGGATGGCCTCGTGGGTTTAAGCCCGGTGAAGTATTACTCGCGCGAGGTCCTGGGCAACGATCTCGCGGCGCAGTCTTACAGTGCAAAGTTTTTTGCCAACGATTCTCGGCCGGGCGGCTATCTCAGAACGCCAGGCTACCGTTCGCCCGAAGACAAGCTCAAGGATGCACAGACCTGGATTGCGGCACACGCTCGCGGCAATGCGCGGCGCCTGGCGATCCTCGACGGTGGCATGGAGTGGGTCAACGTTGGGATCCCGCCGGAAGAAGCGCAATTTCTGCAGACGCGGGAATTTAATCGGACGCAGATCGCTTGCATCTTCGGGATCCCGCCGCACTTTCTCGGCGAAGCGGCCGAATCGCGCGCGAACATGGAGCAGCGTGCACTCGAGTTCCTGACCTTCACGCTGAAGCCATGGCTCAATAAGTGGGAGCAGGCGCTGAACTTTAGGCTATTCCCCACAGTGGGCCGCAATGCCGGCCGTTTCTTTGCTCGCTTCGATACCAGCCAGTTCGAGCGTGCGACGTATGCAGATCTGTTGAAGGGCGTCCAGATGGGCCGGTACGCCGGGCTGATGACACCAAACGAAGGCCGCAAGCTCCTCGGCCTGCAGCCCTATTCGAAAAAGCAGCTTAACTCTAAGGATCCCAGCGACAAGCTCTGGCAGCCGGTCAACATGGCCTGGGTCACAAGTGACTGGAATGACCAGGCGGCGCCGGGCGCCAACAAGGGCAAAGGATCCGGCGGAGACGACCAGGACGGCGGAGACGGTGGATCCGCGACGCCGAGCGGGACTACGCAAGGTGGAGACCGCAGTGACCTCGAGCTGAAGCGTTATTTCGTACTGTTTTACGGGACCTTCCGCGATGCTTTCGGTCGCATTCTGGCGCGTAACAATGCCGATGAGGCCGACTATGAGCGCTGTTTCACCGCAGTCCTGACGTCCATTGCGGCGGCATTTGAGTGCGCTCCGGACCAGCGCGAGCCGGGCGACCTCAGCCTTAGCGCTAGCAGTGCCGAATATGTAAGGGCCTACGCGCGCGGGCTGATGCTACGGCTCAGCGAATTACCTGCCGGCAAAACGGCCGCGGAGATCGACGGCGCCGCCGCGCACGAGCTAACTAGGGCAATCCGTCAGATCCGCAGAGAATGCCAGCCTCCAGCTCCGGAGCCGATCGAGGATCCGGACGCGGTAGAAGCCGAGTAATGAAACTTCTCCTGCTCGATTCGCGCACGATCGCGGAAGTCGAATACAACGAGGCCGTGCGAATGATCGACGCCGGCGTCGCTGTCGAAGCTCCGAAGGAGTCTCCAATGTCACAAGCACTACAGCAGCAGCCGGCGCCGGAATCAGCCATGCTCGATCGCGCGGTGAATACAGCGGTAAAGCCGGTCCCGGTTCCGCGCCAGGCGCCCGTGAAAGAGAAGCGGCGCCGGAAACGCTGAAATGAGTAAGTCCACCACGTTCTATCCCCGCGCGCCGCGGGCGCCACGAGCGCCGAGCGCGCCACGACCAGGCGAGATCCGGCCGTCGGCAAAGCCGGCGCCAGGAGGAAAACAATCGTGAAGCATCCACTCGAACGACGATTCGTAAGGACCGAGGTACGCGCGAAGAGCGATGGCCACATTGAAGGGCATGGAGCTGTTTTCGGTGAGGAATACGTGCTCTGGGACAGCGCCAGCTATCGCGTTGTCGAAACTATCAAGGCCGGCACCTTTGCCAGGGCGATCAAAGAAAAGCAGGACGTGCGCAGCTGTTTTAACCACGATCCCAGCCAGCTCCTCGGGCGTACATCTGCAAAGACGCTATCGATCGAGGAGGACGACGAAGGCCTTTACTTCGATTGCGATCCTCCGGACACTCAGGTCGGCCGCGACGTGCGCACGCTCGTGAAACGCCGCGACGTGACGGGCTGCAGCTTCTCATTCGTCGTAACCAAAGAAACCGTCACGGAAGAAAAGAACGGCGACAAGACGGTACGACGGCGCCAGATCGAGGACGTCGATCTCTTCGAGCTTGGGCCGGTCACGTTTCCAGCCTACGAAGGTACGGACGTGAAGGCCCGAACCAAAGAATTGCGATCGCTCTTCCCTGCCGGCGTTCCTTCCTGTCTGGTCGGCGCGATCCCCGAATTGCGGAAAGATAGCGACGACGATGCTGAAGAGCAGGACTGCCGTTGTGCGTGTCGCGCGTGCATGTCGGCCGAGTGCGAAGAGTGTGACATGCTGATGGCCCGCTGCGGAGACCAGCAGCGCTGCAATCACATGGCGCGATCGGTTCAACGGGGAGATACGCCGACGAAGCGTGTTGACGGTGAGGATCTCACGGCTGGGGGTTTTATCTACGTCGGCGATGCCGCGAAGCCCGAGACCTGGTCGCTGCCCTGGAAGTTTAAATCGGAAGCGAAAATCAAGTCGCACCTGCGCAACGCGCTCGCGCGTTTCGGACAGACGCAGAAGATCCCGGCCGATAAGAAAGCCGCGGCCTGGAAGAAACTTGTTCGGCTCTGCAAAAAGTACGGCATTGCAGTATCCGACGAAGAGTCGAAGAGCCTGGGACTGAGTGCCGAGCAACGCAAGGAACTCCGTGGCAGCGGTGCCTGTGATTGCATTTGTCCGGAGTGCGTAAACGCAGACTGTGAGAACTGTTCTGACGTCAACTGCGACGACGAGAACTGTGATCACGGCGATCGTGCCGGCCTCCTGAGCCAGGAGCACGCGCAAGCCCGCACACGGGCTCTGAAGCTTTCTCTCTAAACAATTTCTTGCTGTTCGCATGCCGATGCCCGAGTGGGGCAGTCGTCTCGGAAGATCCGACCCGACACAGGTCTGCGGCCGGCGTTGCAGTGCCCGATCGACAAGTTCGATCGAAAATCTCGTTTCACAAGGACTGATCCTATGAATCCCAAAGTCAAAGAGCTGCGCCAGAAGCGCGCCGCGATCGTGCAGGAGATGCACGACCTCACCGAGAAAACTGGCTTCCCCCAAGAAGCCCAAAAACGCTACAAGGAACTCGATGCTGAGCAGGAAGGCCTGAAGCTGCAGATCGAAACGATCGAACGGCAGGAGAAGCTCGACACCGAAATGCGAACAATGGTCCCAGCAGTTCCTGGCGCGCAGCCCATCGCTGATCCCGCCGCCGGTGGAACCCGCACGTTGACCGCGGTTTCGAACGAAGCGGAGACGCGCCAGTTCTTCTCCGAAGACCAAAAGAAATATTTCGAGATGCGCAACTCTCAGGAGTACCGCAAGGCCTTCTGGGCGTACACGCGCGCGCGCGGATCATCGAAACCGGATCCGATCCTCGACGAGTGCCTGGTACTCGAAGCCCGTACCTATGCGGGCCTCGGCGACGCGAGCAGCTCGGCCGACGGCTATTACCTGGTGCCGATCGGCTTCCAGCGCGAAATCGAAAAGAGGATGATCAGCTTCGGCGGCATGCGTCGCAATAGCCGGGTGCTGAATACCTCTACCGGCAACGTGCTGAACTGGCCGACCGCAGACGACACCGCAAACGTCGGAAACTGGGTCGCGGAAGCAGCCGCGGTCTCGCAAGTCAACCCGACGTTCGCGAACGTGCAGTTCAACGCTTACCTCGCATCCTCGAAGCAGGTGCTGGTCAGCGTGCAGTTGCTGCAGGATTCCGCCTTCGACCTGGAGTCTTACCTGGCCGAGGCCTTCGCCATTCGCATCGCCCGCATAGCTAACAACGGCTACACGGTTGGCTCGGGCAGCGGACAGCCGAACGGAATTCTGACGGCGATCGAAGCGGACGGTTCTCCGCTGATCGTAACCGCGGTCGGATCCACCAACAACGACGGTGGCGCATCCGAAGACGGATCGAACTCGATCGGCAGCGACGATCTGGCCAACCTCATCGCAGAGCTCGACCCGATGTACCGTGTCGGCGCGAAGTTCATGATGCACTGGTCGGTCATCGACTATCTGCGCAAGCTGAAAGACAAGTACGGCCGGCCGTTGTGGGAGGTCTCGATCGCCCAGGGCACGCCCGACCGGATCTACGGTTACGAGTACGACTGGAATGCCGACATGTCGGCCTGGACCCAGGGCGCAGGCGAAAGCGGTGCCAACGCTTCTCTCTACACGATCCTCTTCGGACAGTTCTCGAAGTACATCGTGCGTGAGATCGGCGGGATCACCATGGTTCGCTTCAACGAGCTGTATATGCCCAACCACCAGGTCGGCTTCCAAGCCTTCCTGCGTACGGACGGACAGCGCATCCAGCAGTCCGCGTTCTCGCTGTTGAAGCAGGCCTCTAGCTAGGCTTTGCTTTGGATCTGAGGGGCGGCAACGCCCCTCAGCACCTTTTTCATTTTTCGCC